CATTTACTGTGTGGTTCGTTCTCGGCGAAATTCTCCACGTCCTCTTCGGGGTCCAGACGGCGTTTTTGACGGCGATCGGTATTAAACTGCAGTGTTCGTAGCAACAGAAACAGTCGCGGTAGCAGTAGCAGCAGCAACAGTCCCAGTAACAAGAGGAGCCTTATAAAGCACCCGAACCGGAAGGAGCTGCCAATGATCCGAGATCTGCGGAACGGCGCACCGATTCGCCACTCCGAATTTCCGGAACGTCTCATTCGTATAGGAGCGCAAGGCGTCCATACTGGGAAGAACCTCATTCTCAATCCACCCAGGAATATCTCGTTTGTATCCCGACTCCGCCATTCGCACACACACTTCACGCAACGTATCCGCAGTCGCCGTAACGAGTGTATGAAGAATCTGCCCAATCTCCCGCCGCCTCTGAAATTTCACGTCCGCGTGTTCCAGACTCCGAACCCAGGTCTCCTCATCGATCTGGTTCATGAGATACTGGACGTCAATCTCCTTATTTACGAGCGCCGGCATCTGTTGTGGATACGAAGGAAGCGCCGCCTCAATCTCCACCGTGTGCCGATGAATCTCAAAGATCGCGCCACGGGTCTTGCTCGTGATAAGGGTATATTTCGAATAGAACGGCTGGGAAAACTGGTCGAAGCCCGGAATGCCGCCACAAGGAATGTCGCCGATCTCTCGGGGCGCGACTCCTCCACCTGTCCGCCGAATCCACTCGTAGTAATGCGGATTATGTACGCGCCCCGTGACGACTTGTCCCGTAGTCCAACTGAACGCCGTGTTGCAGCCCCCGTTCGTACACCACATCTGGTCGCACCCATCAATCTTGTAAATGGGCGCGGCACACTTCGGGCACGGCCGAGTCTCCTTCTTAATGGCCTTCGTAGACTCCACCGACTCCGGCTTGCAGGTATGTTCGCCGCCATCCTCGATAATCTCCGTACACTCCGAACACGTCTTCTTAGAGCACGTGCCACACTTGTAGGCCGTTGACAGGAATCCGCGACAGTCCGCCGCCGGACAACGCATGATGAATTCCCGCCGCTCCTTCTTCTCTCCCTCTTGTGCTCCCGTCCTATAGCGCCAGGTCAGCTGATTCAGAGCCCCGTTTATCTTGTTATACTTGGTATAGCAGGGGGAGAATTCTGCCTTCATATAGGTGTCTAGCTCCACCGAGTATTTCTTAAAATTCCCCTTCGAGATCTGCATCGTCTCCGTCTCTTCCGCTGACAGAGGGGATATTTGCATCTTTGCGTACATGGACTGATAGATATGCTTGCTCGTCATCATATTTTGGCGGAGCTCATTGTACTTCTTCGAAGACGCAATGAATATGGGTTGAATCTCGGAGAACTCCGCCTGGAGCTTCATCATGCGCTGTCGCATCTCCACGAAGACCTGCATCGACGGAAGAAGAGAACGCTCGCGCTCGCACACAATCTTACGACGATGCACGCGCAGCGTTTTCGTGCGGAATGTAACACCGAATGTATCACTCATAAATTCGGTATTCCATTCGCGCTTGCATTCGTAACAGGCCGGCTCGGCGTTTACGCTCAGAATGCTCGTTTGTTGGCAAGAGAGACAGGCCGCCGCCGGACAGTATTGGCACGTGATCTTCTTACGAGTCTTGCTCGTGTAGGCGGATAGGCAGATAGTACAATCGTTAGACATGGTTGCGTATTCTTACACGCGTTCGGTGCGGCGTCAATTTTTCTAATTCAAGGTCCGCTCCGCTTAAGGTCCGTACGTAACCCCCTTCGCGAGAAACGGAGAACTCGGAAAGATCACGTTCGACACGTCCTCGCCATCCTCTAATACATGTATCGGCGGCGACGGAAATCCATTGAATTCGGATGCTGTCGCGCGCGTATACGCCCCCATATTCGGAAACCAGAGCCAGTCCCCCACGTACAATTCTTCCATTTGTGCCGCATCCGCGATCTTATCCAGACTATCACACGTCCTTCCAAAAAGGATTCCTTGCGTAAACCGGCGCGGCGTCTCATTCGGCGAGGTCACACGAACCCATTTCGGCTTCGCCTTGTCAAATAGGATATTCGTGAATTGCCCGTAGACGCTGTCATCAATGGTATACTTCCAGCCCATTTGAACTCCCTGTGCCGAGTATGCCGGCTTTTTGCCGATCACTTGGACGTACAGATCAAAGGCGTCCGTGGCGAAGAATCGCCCAGGCTCCGCGTAGATCTTATAGGGAGCCGTCTGAATCACGTTGCGTATATGAAAGGTCTTCTTCTCAAAGTCGGCGAGATCCGGTATAAATCCGCCGCCAATATCCAAGACGGTCGGCGTATGTCCCGCCCGCTTCAGAATCGTCATGAACGCGAGAGCCTCCGAAATCGCCGTGGAAAATGCCGTCGACGAGCGAGAGCCTGATCCCACGTGAAAGCTGAGTCCGTATAAAGGGAACCTACGACTCGCCGCATAGATCGCTATTTCCGCAATAGCCCCTCTCGGTGCTCCGAATTTCGACGAAAACGGCATATCACTCTGGGAATCGTCTACGGCAATACGAAGAAGCGCCCCGCCGCTATACCCGGACAACTTATCAACCTCCTCGGCGGAATCAACAACCGTCAGAGGAGAGCCGAGCTTGGTCGCGGCGACAATATCGGAGCTCGATTTGCACGGATTCGCATAGACGATCTCGTCGGCGCTCGTAATGGAGCGTACGTCGGTCAATTCCCGCTTGCTCGCGCAGTCAAAAAATACATCGGACTCGCTCAGTAATTCCAGGAGCCGCCGCTCGGGATTGCACTTTACCGCATAAAAGGGCGTGACCGTAGGCAGCTGTTTCCGCCAAAGCCGGACAGACCGCTCCACTCTCGCCGGACTCATCGTGTACGCCGAACTTCCCGTAAAACGTTGAACGATTCTCTGTAAGGATGACAGCTCTACCGAATATATATTACTCAGAAAAATATTTTAGGTACCCGACGGGGATCACTTTGACCCGGACGCCTTAAACGCATGCGACGTCTCCACGAAATAAGAGGAGCCGAGTAGCTCTATTGCGAGCTCGTGGAGCTGCCGCTCCTTCTCGGAAAGTGTCGCAAGGAACTTGGCCGCCTTATCCGGGATTCTGTGTGGCGGCGGGGGCTTGTACTCTGTCTCAGGCATTTCTACTTAGAGGGGTCGGGGGTTAAGCGGGTCAATTTTACCTGGGATATGTATAGTATGGCAGCAATAGCCACTGGACTTGTTGCATTCGATCTCGATAATACGCTAGGATGTTTTGACGGTATATATCCATGGGGGTACTTCTTCTCCGTCGACGAACTTGAGAATGGCGTGAACGCCCTCGATATAGACACGCCGCCCGCATTGAAAGGGCGGCTGAAAAAGGCCGAACAACTATTTATAAAGAAACTACGGGCATATCGAGAGCTGTTTTCTGTGATACTACGTCCAAACCTGGATGCACTCATCAAACCTCTCATTCGAGCAAAACGCAATGGGACTGTAAGGGCAATATGTATGTACTCCAATACGAGCTCGACATTCACCATGCACTTTGCGAAACACATCATAGAGGAGCAATATAGTTGCCCTGGTTTCTTTGATTGCATGGTGGACGCCACCGATCCAATCAGAAAGCACGACTGGGAAGACAGTAAGGACTGGTCGCAGCCTCTAAAGACATTTCCCGTGCTAAAACGTATCTTCAAAGAGTATTGCGGAGTTACCGATATAATAACTCCAGACAGAATCCTCTTCGTGGACGACAGAAAGGAGCGGCATCACCTGGCAAACGAGGAGAAGCACGGTCTGACCTACCTCCAGGTAACCCCCTACGTTCCGGATATAACACGGAGGATGCGCGAAATGATATATACGATCGGCCTAGAGGTGCTGTTAGAGACGAATCTCGTCGACTACCCGCCTTACCTGTTCTCGAACATCTTTGAGACGACACGGGAAAAACGTACGGACTCAGGGCGGCGTTCTAGAGTCGATATAAGGGGGATGTTCGATATGCTGGAGTTCACGGAGACGGCCGTGTTGAGTCCGTGGTCTAATCCAGTAGATTTTTCAGACGATACGGCAGCCATACGGAGAGTCATGGCCTTATTTGTGAAGCGGTGTGGCGACGTGAAGGGAGTCAAAAAGTGAAATGACCGTCTTGAATGAGTCGGAAGCATATAGGCTCTCGTGTAGACTGTGCCACAGGTAGGAATTCTCCAGTGCATCAGACGTCTTTAAGAGAGAGAGCGCCATGAACCAATCAAGCGTCTTCGCATTGCCTCTCGATGTCGGCAACTGTAGCCACTCAATACAGCGGCGCAAGATGACTTCGCGCGAATGCCTGTCGCGGCTCAGCAGCATCTCCTTAAACTGAATGGCCTTGATGGAGTCGCGAATCTTCTGCTCGGCGTCAAATACGATGGCCGTGGGCGTGTCGGAGCTGATCTGGGACTCCCCGTCGTCTTCTTCGTCGGGCTTTACGAAAAAGGTGTTATTCAGGGTTCGGAAACGCGGAATAAGTGGGGGAGTAGCGAGTTGCTCCGGGGGCGACCACTCGGACACAACATTTTTGGGCGAGTCTACGGGTTGCTGTTGTTGCTGGTGCTGAGGAGGCGGGGGCGGCTCGGCCGATGTAGTAGCCATATCCATATTAAACGCATCCTTTAGCTGTGGAGAAAGGTTGACTTCTAGATCGCTCATCATACTTATTGACTAATGCGCGATTCTTTTAGACCGTGCACTATGTTTTATAACGCATTATTTCTCCATCCACCCACGCAAAAGTGCATTCCGTACGACCCGTGTGCCTTTTGTTTCTCTATGTATTTCCTACTCGTATTTAAGGCTGGGTGAAATAGGTCCCTTCTTGGGACATGTATATCTTGCGGATTGTCTTTCCACATTTGATAGACGAACATTGGCCCGGTGCCGAGCACACACTCGTCTATGTTCGTATCGATACTGAAATCTATATTCGCTCTGTCCGCCGTATGCAGGCTATCCATCAACATTTTCCAGAAGGGATGGCCCGGTTTTGAGGCGAATATACAATTCCCTAGACGTGCGGGTGTTCCATCACTATTCTCTCGGTTGCACGGTACAACTACCTCGTATTCGAGCAAATCAAATGGCTTAAACATGAGATAGTCCATGTCCGCGTAAATGCCGCCACATTTATACATCAAAAAGTATCGGAACATATCTATCCGCATAATTTTCCGCGGAAGTTGTTGGAACGCATCTTGATACTCTGGGAAGTATGTTTGCATGAACTGGAACATGTCTTGGTCCGTGTAAAATCGATACTCGTAGTCGGGGTGTAATTTCCTCATTTCGCGTTGACACATTCGATAATTTTCCGGTAGTATGTGATCCCTGTATGTCTGATGAATGATTTTTGGTATCGGCATTCTCATATTAGTTATCTCGCGGATTTTAGACCTGGTCTTAACGGTGCTCTTATCTATATTTGTTGAGATAGCGCTCACGAATCCACCATGCAGCGCTCATGAGTACGCCGCCCCATAGGGTGTCCGCAATAGCGAAGGTCGGGCTATACTTCGTCAAGGTCGCATAATTCGTTGCGTCGTACACACCATACACGGCCACTCCGAGTAAGAAGGCTTCATTCAGACTCTTCGGGATATGTAACAGATAGGCGAGAAACACGTAAGTAATTAGCGCAGGCACCATACGGACTTTCATGGGCGAGCCCTGTATCGAGCGTATCATTTGTCCGGCCCAGCCCTGGTTCACATATAGCCACGGTATATCCAACGCCAAAATAAGTACCGCGGATACTAGCATAGAAAGGGGGGTAATCTGCATCATCTCCTATTGCGTTTGATTTTCCATACCGATTTGTGTTTGCCCTATAGGAAAATGTCATCCGACGATATACGCCTAGAGGGTTTCGCGGAACATCTGCGCGGTAAGAAAATATACTGCGTCGCCCAAAATGAAACGGCCGTACAACAGCTCATACGATCCTGCGTGTCCTCCTTGGATACGGAGGTGGCCCACCGCGGCCGAAAGGCCCTGTTCGTGCAAGAGGGCTCTACGGCGACTTCCTGGCTTCTCCGAATGAAATGGGATGCCACCTTCATCATTCGCGATAATCAGGATATTCGTCTCGCGCTCACATACGTCATGAATGCCGCAAAACCGACGCGAGTCGTGTGGGCCGGGGGTGAGCCCCCTGCCGCCGTATTCCAGTACCTCTCCAAACAGGACGCCATATCGCTTATCGGTTTCGGGGCGAATGCCCCGAGAAGTACCGAGTGGGACGCGATCTTCTGGAAGGGCGTGGACGCGGAGGATATTGATCCCCTGCTGTATCAACGCCTCGGAGTTCAGAGGACCGAGAGGTATCATCTGAAAACCGTGCTAAAAGAGTTGAAATCGTCCGATCTGTCTCTTGTATGGTCCTCCATCGGAGAATCAGATAAGAGTGGGTCTCTGTATTGGTACGATCCGTCGGAGTCAAATCAGGCCTCTACATACTCGCCGGAAGAGTCTGCCGAGATTTTACGAATGATCGCGGACTCTCTTTCCCGCGTTACCGCCAAGTACTTAAATTAAGTACTTGGCTCTAATGGCTAGAACGAAAAGATTAAGTCACTCTAATATCATAAGGCCACTCTGTGGCCTTATTTATGGGGAGTACTTAATTTTAGTACCGCCAAGTACTTAATTTAAGTACTTGGCTCTGATGGCTAGAACGAAAAGTTTAAGTCACTCCAATATCATAAGGCCACAGAGTGGCCTTATCTATGGGGAGTACTTAACTTTAGTAC